GGGGTTGCGGTTGTACAGCGCCCATGTCATCTCAATGTCGCTGGCAGCAGTCATCAAACCGTTTTTGTAAACAGTCGGAGCCGCTTTGCTGTCCCGCAAATCCACGTTCCACCCGCCCGTGAAATACGTGCCCGGTGTCCATGTGATCTTGCGCGACACTGCGGTATTGAAGGTGTTGTAAGTGCCTGCAACAATCGACCCGACAGTGCCAGCGGAAACATCTGGCCAGATTTCATTGACCAGTTCAGCAGTGCCGGTGGTGTCACCAATAATGGTGAGCGTGCTTCCAGGAATGGTCGGTGTAACCATTCTGGAGTTGCCGCCAGACCGAGCAAAATAAATATTCAGTGCTGATGTGATTCCATAACCGCTTGTTGCTGAAGGCAGTGTTGCCGATTGGTAAACACCATCTCCGAACTGGATGTTGATGCCTCCACTGCCCAGACTTGTGCGCAGGTCGTTGATGATCCTTAGCCCGTTGATCTTGCCTGCCAGCAGTTCAAGGTGCATGAAGAAAGCCCAGTTGTTTGCACCGTTGCCCATGACTACCGTCAGGTCTTTCATGCTGCCAGTCATGATTCCATAGCCACCACCACCTACGAAGAAGTCTCCACGCCCACCGGCAGTATTGGCATTAATACGGTAAGTGATGTTGTTGCCGCGCAAGTCCACTCGGAAAAAACTGTGCTGAACGTTGCCGTTGTAGACAATGCCACCTCCATTCTTGAAATCAAGAATAGGCAAAACACTGTCCACGCCGTTGATCTTGTAGCCAGCAGTGCCGCCAAATACCAAGTTTGTACCATCACGGATGGTCAGCGATGACCCCGATGCGAAGTTTAGCGACGCAAACCGGAAAGTACACGCGCCACCTTCGTACCATGCAATTGTGGGGTTTGCATCCACCACTGTCTTCAGGGTTGATTCATCATTTGCGCCGCTGACTGAAAATACGTTTGATGCGTAGGTAATAGCCATTACTCAGCCCTCCCCTGTTTTGATGTTGCCATGTTTGTTCCTTGTGTCATGTTTGCAGGGTGTCAGTCTTCAATCTTGATGCCGACAATCTTGCCTTTTTCTCTGACAATTTTGCGGGGCTTGGTGAGCATGGCGGCTGTTTTAGTTTGGGCTTCTGCTGTTCGCTCCGATGCGGATTGAATGGCATTTGCTTGCATCTGGACAACTTCTTTCAATGAGTTTACGGCCTCGCTAATTTGGTTTCCTACCTGTTCGCTGCGTACATCCACCTCAGACCGCGCCCTGGTGCGACCGTCTTCGCCTCGCTCCATCCTTACGCCTTCGTTCATCATCTCTAAGGCGTGTTTTTCTTCGGCCATTTGCAGTTCACGCTCTAGCTTCAGGGCTTCAAGTTCCATCTTTCTTTGACTCAGGTCAGGCATGGCGGGTTGAGATTGTTGAGTTTGTGGCTCTTGACCAATCCCGGCTAAGACTTCGGCTGTCTTGGCTTGGCTGAGTTCTGCGTCTGCAATTGTCTTGATGGTGCTTGCACGGGCTTGGGCTGCTTTGGCTTCGGCTTCTTCGGCTGCTGCTTGCAAGTACATGGAGTTCGGGTCTTGCGGCTGGTTTTGCATTTCGGCCATGAGTTCTTGGGCTTCGTCGTCTGTCGGTTTGACGACACCCATTCTCAAAAGTTTCTTGCGGAAGTAAGCGTTTGCGTCGCCCATGCCTTCGCCCTCCATGTTCATCATGGTCATGGCGGTGATGACTTGCTGGGTCTCTGGGTCTTGAGTCATCTGCAAAACACCAGTCAGGGCACGGACTGTGGCCTCGCGCTTGCTGGTGCTGGATGGGCCAACATCAGCCACCACGTCGAAAGTAGCAGAACTGAGATCGTTTTCCATCACGACTGCGCCGGTAGCCTCGTCGATGGTGGGACGCATAAGCTCAATCATCCCGGCCTCGCCAGTGGCCGCAATAGTCTTCATCTTGCGCTTTTCCTCTACGTAGAGTTCTTTGGCCATGGAGAGCCAGATCTCGCCGCATCGCTTCATGCCCTTGGCAAAGTTGCTCATGTAGATGAAGGCCTGCATATCCACGCGAGTCTGGATCATCTCCACTGCCTTGCCTGACATGCCGCTGACCATTTTGTCTGCGCCTTGGGGGTTGCCCAGGATGTCTTGCATGTCGGTCTCGGTGATTTGCAAGAGGGCGGCCATGGCTGGGGGGATGGCTGCGCTGCGAGTGTAGGCGACTGGGCCCGACACGGCCTGGTTGCCGTTGGCATCTGTGATCGGGTTGATAAGCAGGTAAGGGTAGTCCTTGAGATTGTCCTCGGCCCACATCACTTGATGGCCTGCGACCTGCTCGGGCGTGAGAATGGGCTTTTCCACCGATGACAGGGCAGATATCTCGCCCAGCTTGGAAAGCTGCATGTTTTTCAGGCGCTGGGCATCCTTGGCCAGACGAACGTGGCCCATGCAACGCTCGACGTTATCGACGAACCAGCGCTTGCCGTAGACCACCACAATCGGGATGCACTTTCCGGCAATGTAACCAGCATCCTCCAAGATGCGGCCACCGGACATGATGTACTTGCGAACCTTCTTGCGCTTGACTTTCTTTTGACGCACCTCGACTGTGCCAATGGCGGTGAGGGTTTCTTCCAGGGTCTCGTCGTTGGCGAAGTCTGCCTGGGTGTAGCGTTCTTCCTCGCCGGAAATGTTCTGGAAGATGCGGATGGTCTCGGTCTTTTCCTCAACCTTGTAATACTCAGCGACATAAACCACGTCAGGGGTACACCAGTCGAACTCATACTGGTGGATGATCTTGGGCCAGTCGGTTGGGTCGTCGCCCCATGTGTCTTTGTAGGCCTGGCGGGTCATGCTGGTGACGACGTAGCAATACTTGGCGTCTGACTTGTCTTGGCGCTTGGCCCCGAGGTCAAAGAACACGGAGCTGTCAGCGTCGAAGATGGGTTCGATCCTGATGCGCTGGCGGTCGTCCTCGGAGTCTTCCTCATCTTCGTAGACTGTGCGCAACCGCCATGCCCCGATGCCTCCACCAACGGCTTCCTCGAAAGCGTTGTCGTAGGCCTCATCTGCGACTGATGCCTGCTCGTCTGCACGGTACAAACCATCACAAACTTCAGCAAGTTTGTCGTTTTCCTGGCCGTCTTTGCTGACGTAATCCACCGTGATTCTGTTGTTTCTGTATTCATTTATAATTCTTATTACAGACAACATAATTTTATTGACTTCAAATTTAGGTTTGTTTTCATACAAATCCCAAAGCGGACCCTCCCATTGCGATCCAGCCAATGAATAAAATCTGCGGTCTTGCAAGCATTGGAGCCTTTCATCTCTCAATGAAGTTTGAACATCAACAAATAGAGCCAAAGCCTCTGCGTGCAAGTTTGCCAGCCGTTGGTCGTTGCTAATTCGGGCCATTTGTTTTTTCCTTACAGTTGTCAAAGTGCCAACGGTTCATGGAACCACCGCCTCCGGTCTTTCCGCAATGCGGGCATGTTTTCAAGGCGTAATTGTCACGCTTTATGCCAAGTTTGGCGATAGCGAGTTTTTCCCTGTGTTCCTCTGTCAGCTTTTTGCCTTTGTGAGCCTCAGACAATTTTGATTTATGTTCTGGACTGTGCTCACCTCTTTTTTTTCCAATTTGTGCTGAGGAAATGCGTTGCCTGTGCAATTCTGAAAAGTCGTTGCGCTTTCTACCGCGCCAGTATTTTCCAATGACTTCACCGATTGCCTCGGAGTGCTTCCTGCGGAGCCACCCGTATCGTTTGCTGCTTTCGTGATTCTTGCCGAACGTCATGCGCCAGACAGCGATAGCCAATCCTTTGGTTTCTGGATGGATGCGGACAAGCAGTTGATGGGCCACGAAGTGTTCTTCTGGAGTTAGAGCAACGATGTTGCTTTTTTCGTCGCTGCCACCCATGCACCGTGGCACCACATGATGACGCTCAACGTACCCGATCGCTTCTCGGTATCGGGCACGCTCAATCAATGTGTTGTAGTGCCTTTGGTAGTTCATTCGTTGATTATCTCACCGCGCTTAAAAAATCACCACTTCTTCACATTTGGCAAAGGAGTGAAGGTTGCAGGCTTGGCTGTGTTGGCTCGGCGGACGGCTTCGCAGGCGTAGCGCAGGGCATCGATAACGTGGTTTTTCTTGTCCTCCAGGACTGGCAGGATCTTGCCCGTGAGGGGGTCGGTCTTGTAGCTGTAGAGGGTGAGTTCGTCGATGGTGTGAATGCAGCGGGGGTGGACAACGATGTCGTAATTCTTCAGGAACTCGATGCCTTCCTCCACCGACTTTGGCCCTTTGACCGCGGTCATGATCTTGGGGAAGCCATTGCGCTTCATGTGGCTGATGGTCTCTGGCCTAGCGGAGTCG